CAAGAACTGCTGGCATTGCAAGGTATGTCCAAGGAGACTTGCCGGTGGGGTAGCGTTCTCCGTTACGGAGTTCTCTATACAAGTCAATGGAATCTACGCGAGTGCCTAAGACTAAAAGTTTGCCCGTTGGCCCAAGACGGGTAAGGACTTCCTGTTGAATCCAACGGATGTGCTTTTCATACTCGTGGGCATTGCTCATGGTTACACAGTCGTCAAGGATAATCAGGTCAGCTCTTGCACCGTAAACCTGACCACCGATACCGATAGCCTGAATGGTTGGGTCTTTCTGGTCTGAGTCACGGAGTTCATCTCCGAGGTAGACTTGTGTTGCTTGCCATGTAGCAGACTTAGACTTGAAGCCGGAGCCAGCCGCATAGGCTAACTGCAACTTCTGCCACGATGGGTGAGTCAGTCTTTGTTTGATGGCATAAATAAATTCTGTTGCTTTCTGTTGCGATTTGGATACGATCATGATTCGCACATTCGGATCCATACAGATTCGGTACACGGGGTAGTCGATTGAGGTTGTCATCGATTTAGCGTGTTCCGGGGGCACATTCACCAGCACATACTGGGGGCGGCCTTGTTCAAATTGCATAGAGGTATGCATCCACTCAGGCTCATTACCTTCAAGAAGGTTAATGATATTCATCTGGTGTGGGAAAGTCTCAGCTTCTAGATATTCCTTGCGAAAATCGCGGAAGGACATCGTGAGAGATTCATCGGACTGGATACGACCCTTTTTGGATCTAGCAGCACGGATCGTGTCAACTTGCTCTTTGAATTCTTTATCGGTGGAGCGGTAGTAATCCCATAACTTTGCTGAGCGGCCTACTTGCCTCATGGCATCTTCAACCGTACAGCCTTCAGTAATCAGGCGAATAACTCTAGCCTTGATCTTAGCTGTCTCTTCTTGCTTACTCATAACTCTCCTCGCCAGCTTCGCTGGCGTGATCGCCAAAGATTTTTCATTGGGTTTAGCGGTTCTAGAAAAGAACAGACTACTGGGCATTTACTAGGGGTACTTAGTCTGCCTTCGCTCGCTAGGGCTCGCTACGGCCCCCTAAGGGCCGTTATAGTCGTCTAATTACTTTCCAGTAATTATCCTCCTATATACAATAAGCCGGGATAAGTAGTGTTTATCCCGCTTTTAATGCTGTGAGTTACATCACATAGAAGCCAATGTATCCGATTATGGGTATAAGTGCTGGTCAGAGTGCATATCAGCGATCACAGTTCCTATCAAAAATATCTTTCTGGGTACATATACATGGCCCCCGCCCGCATTATTAGCACTCGGGTCATTTCTTTGCAGGGTGTGTCGAGCAGGGGGTCTGCCTGACTTGCACCTACCCCATACGGGCAGACTTGGGCAGACTTGGCAGGGTCTAGGGGCTGGGGCTTGGAGACTAAGACTCTTTCAATGTTCGCCGTCTAAGTAATCGCCTAAGACTTGGGGCAGGTCTGGTCAGGGGGATCTGGTTCATGTTGCGTAAATACCCTGCAAACTGGGGGCAATTCAGGCTCAGATTTTTAGAAGCTTTGAAACTGATGTTTCGTAAATCAACCCCTGAAACATCTTTGAAAAGGTGCTTGAACTTCTACTTCTCTGGGTTTATTCTGGATCCGTGGGAATAGATCCCACTCTTCAACCTAGTGAAAAGGATCAAACTATGTCAGCAAGTTATGAAGTAAAGGTCACCGATTGGACTCATGAAAAGATCGTCATGACCTCTGGAACTGGTGCCAGATTGGAGTCATCTCTGGAATTCGCAGTTCAGGTCTTAGCGGATCGAGTGCGTGACCTTCGTGCAGGTGCCCACGGTCTGGAGTCAGATCATGTCGTTCAAATGGTGAGGGAGTCAGCAAACACTTTTGAGAAGGCTCAGTTTGAACTCTCAGCCTTGCTGGACTCCTTCTATGTTGCAAACGGTTATGAGGTCTCAGCATGAAGCAAATCAAGTCACCAGTCACCCTGAGAGACTCTGAAACTGGAGAAGTGTGGGTTCATGCAGATCTAACTCCTGCAAAGGTTCGCAAGTTCATCAAGATCTACCAGACTCAGGGGGTCTGGTTGGTATCATAAGCAGTCAGCCTTCAGGGGTCAGGCTCTCGGGTCTGACTCTTGAGGGGTGGTTACTTCCACCAAATCAACCTAATGAAAAGAGGATCAAGTGAATACAGCAGGGAACCAAGTGAACTATGTGAACGAAACCCTTCAGAAGTTGCAGAAGGGGCAGGAGATTTACGGCACCGTGAGAAGTGTCAGCAGTTCTGGAATGTCTCGCAAGATCTCATTCTTCACCGTTGAAGACGGTGAACTGATAAACCTGACCTACTCAATCGCTGAGTTATTGGGTTACAAGGTGCAGGACTTCCACGGCTTCAACTGCATCAGGGTTCAGGGTGTAGGCATGGACATGATTTTCAAAGTCGTTTATGACTTGGGTTTCATTCTCCACTCTGACGGTTACTTCTTCCGCAGTCGTCAGATCTAAGGAGATCCGACTCATGAAACTCAATCAAAGAGGGCAGATAGTCTTCGCCGTGTCTCTAATTTTTACCGCTTCAGCCCTGCTTCTCGGGGTCTTCTGGCTTCTGGATCATGTGAACTGGGTTGGTGACGGTTACTGCTTCAAAGCTTCTATTGACTGCTACTTCCCAGAAGCAGGGAGGTAGATCTATGGACTCAACCTGCACCCAATGTGGAGATGATCGAGATCTCCTGACTGCATTCACCAAGTTCAAAGTCTGCCTGAAATGTTGCAAAGCAAATCAGAGAAAGGCGGTCAAGCGGTGACTGTTCATAAGACTTGGGTCGTGATCTATTCCAGCGACCCACTCGCAAACCACGACTTAGCAACCAGACTTCAGGGTCTGGAGTGGTGGATTACTGACCGACATAACGCTGAAGAGAGCAAGTCAGCGACTCGAATGATTGACATAACGCAACTCAAAGATTGACGACATGAAGGGCAGGGTGCTTCGGCTCCCTGCCTTTCGTGGTGTTCATCTTGAACGCCGATTTACCTAGTGAAATGGATCAAGAAATGAATGAAGAAATGAAGATCATAGAAACCGATTGGTTTCCAGTTGAATACAAGTTCCGCATGACACTTGAGCATGAAGGAGTGACCTATTACTGGCACGGTTTTCAAGGTGAATGGGGATCTGATGAGACATGGTTTGACTCAAATGAGAAGAAGATTGAGCGACCTGATTTCATTGACGAATTGGATCCAGATCTCTTCGAATACTGTGACGAGAACGCCAAGCCGTGGTTGCCGTATCAAGTAAGAGAACAACTGGAGAAGGTTCAGAAGTTGCTCTGGGGTGGATCTGAAACCGAGAACATCGAGGCACATAACATCGTGGCTGAGATGTTGAAAGAGAAGGTGTCAGCATGACTACAACTCAAAGCAAGATCCAAGTTGATTTCCAAAGTGAAGAAACTACTTCATGGAGAAAGAGACTGATCGTTGAACATGAAGGGATCTCTTACCAAATAGATCTATTCTGGGATACCAATGAGGGTTACGACTCTTATTGGCAGGACATGAACCGCAACTACATTGACACTCCAGAGTGGGTGGTTCAATGGGAAGAAGATCATGTTGAAGAACGCAGTTCTTTCAATGGTTACTTAGATGAACTCTCAGTTGAAGCAAATGAGGGTCACTCATGAGCGAAAACAACTGGGGAATTCGTGCTGTGTTTGAACACAACTCTTTATTCTTACCGCATAAATACACCTATTATGACGAGGTAACTTATGCAACTGAAAAAGAAGCTTTGGAAGCGATCAACGGTGACCGAGGTGAAGAGTTATCTCAGGCTTCAAGCATTGACTGCAAGACTGAAGATGATCTGAAGGATCACTATCTCTGTGATCTAGAGCCTTATCAGTTGGATCCAAAGGTTGTCTACTTGAATGAACATAATCGCAAAGAACACAACTATCACACCGACTGGGAAGACCGTGGGTTTGATGTGTGTATCGAGTGTGATTTGGTCAGAACAACTGGTGGATCTATCTCTGAGTGGAAGTTGGAAGAGTTGACTGACACCAGTCAGGTCTCCATGTCATGGTCTGAACTGGCTGAACTCACTCACAAGACTCAAGTCATGAGGTTTGGCTGGTGTTCTTGTGAAGATAATGAAGGCAATGAGAACCCATACTCAGACTGCCCAGCACCAAGAGTTCGAGTGCTAAGGGAGGTGCAACTATGACTCAACATACATTCATGGTTACTTTCGATACTGAAACCAGTCAATGGATCTGGGATACGGAGCAGGAAGGAGAAAGACTTGACGGTCTCACTCTCTTTACTGGTATCGGTCACGGATACGATCAGGTAGGTGCCAATGCTCACCCAGTTCTCTTCGATCTTGAGGACTCTCTTGCTGAGAGATTGGGTCTGGCGATAAAGCTTCTAAATGGTCATGAAAAAGATGAACCAGTTATGAAGGAAGTTGTTCCAACTGCTCGGGTTTATCCATGCACTCTTCGGGTTCCGATAGGTGGAACCAATGAATACACCATGAGAGAGACCAAGATAGGAGTGATCCCTTATGGGTTCAAAGGCGATAGCACCGAGGAACTGATTGAAGATGATGATGTCTTCTACTGGTGCCAAGCAGATGAGTTCTATGAGGGTGCTGTGATCTGTGATGGCTGGGTTATTGCCCAGATTGAGGCAGGTCTATGATTGGGGCTGGACTCTTTATCTTGACCTTCTTCACCCTTCCTCTCGGAATTACCGAGGGGCAACCACTACTAATAGTGATACCTCTCCTCGCTTGGGGAGTGGCTATCCTGTTTGGGGGATAAATGCACCGACTAACACTCGGTTTGGTGGCGTTGGGGCTGGCTCTTATGCTTGCCCCAACTGCACCTATAACCGCAAAAATGGAATTGCTACCGACTCAAGCACCTATCTTGATCCGAGAGCCTGACATTCAAATCACCGACTTACCTTTAGCTTGGCAAAAACTTGCCACCTGTGAGTCCGGTCAAAGACACAATGCCGTCAGCGGCAAAGGCGATCAGTTCCAAGGATATTTTCAGATTGAATATCCAAGAACATGGAAAGCCCACGGCGGCACAAGCGGCACACAACCCAAGAATGCAACGCTAAGAGAACAGTTCGCTGTAGCTCTGCACATCTATGTAGACCGAGGCCATAGTCCTTGGCCATATTGCGGCAAGTTCTTAATGGAATACTACGGGAAGTAATGCTAAGATAAATGTAGTGGACTTGATCCTCCACTCTAGGTGCTAAGGCCCTCCTTCGGGAGGGCCTTAGTCTTTTATCCTCTTGGGTTTTCTACTGAATAGAAACCGGTAGCTTTGAATACTGTAGGAGTTGCGTTCCACACCCTATCCATCTGCTGACCACAGTCACACATAGGTCGTATCTCATCTGCTGTTATAGATCTTTCAACGATGTAACTTACCTGACATACCGGGCATTTGTATTCGTATGTAGCCATTAGTTTATGTAACTCCCTCTGAACTTGCGTAGTGCATCTTCCGGCACACAATAAAGCTCTGGCCTCTTCCAGTCTGGCTTGTCTAAAAACTCTGGCTTCTTAGCATCACCACCCATAATCCAACCTATGAGTTCATAGTCGGGCATACCACCCTTGACCAAGACAAACTTCACATCATCACCGGCTTCAGGTCTGATAAGTAACCTGCCATTCTGGTGTTTGGTAAACTTCACATCTATGTTCGGCTTTATATCTACACCATTCTCACCAAAGTTTGCACCCCAGTACAGGCCAAGATACTTAGCAACTGCAATTTCTGATCCACATCCATCAACATCTAAAAGTATTCGCTCCCAAGGATTCATATCCTTGAGGCCATGCATCTGTGCGTTCTTCATGGTAGATACATATCGTTCAATCGCTGTGTTCGCTGCAAGTACCACCTCGTAGCGTTCTAGCGTTACCTTTAACCCCAAGGCGTGGGCCCACCTAGATGGTCAATCATTTTGCGTAAAGCTTTCTGAATCTTTCTATCAACTGTAGAGTCTGAGTACCCCATCTCTGTTGCTATATCCGAGAGTATCATTGGAGATGCACCGTACCTACTGGTGAGTATGAGCTGCTGTTCTTCATCTAGTAATTCAAATGCTGATCGTATGTCTATGACCATGGCTAATACATTGCCACCTTCACTAGGCACCGGTGGTTTACGAGGAGTGCCATCATCAACTCGATCAATAAGAACTGCACCCTGCGATTCAAACTGCAACGCTACCGGTAGTAGTGATGCCAAAGTTATGGTGTCGTAGAAGAACTCATCACCTGTTGAATAGCCTAACTTTGCTGACTTCTCTTTACGAGAATACTTTTCTATGTGCCTACGGAATCGAGCCATCAACCTGCGAGCAACCCACTTGGTTTCTTCTTTGCTGACTTCATACGATGCATCAAGTGACTCAACCAATTTAGGTCGCTGGATTATATACATCCTCAGCTCTTGCTCGAGGTCGCTGCGTTCTACATACCCATTAAATCTACGATAGATAAATGCAGATGTGATCTTTATTAGATCCTCGATATGCTCGTCAGCCCGTTCGGTCATTCTTCTTCTATCTCAACAAGTGCATCCATAACAAACTTAACAGTTAATACCATCAATGTAATTACAACAAGTGGAGTTAAAAAAAATAAGATCTTTTTCATGGCTGCTTGTTCTCCGGCCATGTGCCACGAGTAACCATCATGGCAATGATGCAATAGTTCGCTAGATCTTTGAAGGAATCCTCAATGGATTCATGCTCTGGATCATGCCCAGATGCCAACAGATTCTTTAGCCGCTCGAACTTATCACCCATGCGTACCATTAGGCCGTTGATAGGGCCACCGAAGGCGTTGTTGATGTTGCCGGGGCCGTAGTCACGCTGCTTACTAATGAGTAAGTTACCAAGCTCATCGATAATATCCCACGAGTCAGTAACAAACTTGTTCATCATCGGGTCTTCGGTAGTTGAACTACTATCTCGAGGGCCAAAGGCTGACTTGAGCTTTGTTTTAGGCTGAGGATTTTGAGACCTAAGTCCTCCAATAATTTCCTTAAAATCTCTATCGTCATTTGATCTACTGATTCCATCTTCATATTCGCTCATCGATTCCAAGCCTCCTTCGTAATCCTTCTAAACCCTCATCTAATACTATAGAGTTTACATCACTTCCGAGTGGAAGTGCTATCAATTCAGCGTGTTCAACCTCCTGTAATACTTTCTCTGCTAATTCCATTCCGGGATTAGAACCGTCTTTCTTATCGTCATTATCTGCAAGAACAACAACTCTTCGGTAGCCACCGAATAACCTATTGAAGTGTGGCTTCCAAGCTTTAACCCCTGCCACTCCAACTGCTGGTAACAACTGACTTGCAACGATTGCATCCAGTTCTCCCTCGCAAATAGCAACGATGTCACTAGGCTTCTGTAGATCTATGGCATTGAATAACCTTGCAGGTTGATGCATTGGTGCCATGTATCTTGGCCCCGGAGAATCATCTACCCTGCGAAACTTGAACCCTGCTACCCCATTGACCACTCGGTATGGGATAGCAAGCCATCCAATAAATTGGGAATGGCTGGGATCACAGTCGACTGGTACGGTTCCGAGCAGATGCTCGCTTGCCAGTTCTTGACTGAAGCCCCGGCCTTTTAGATAAGAGACCGTCTCCTCGTTTATTTTCTTGTGATAGTTCAATGCCAGATCGTTTAGCAATGTCAACCGCTCTATCGAAAGCAACACGAAAGTCCACCCCTTCTTTCCACATTAGTAATGAGTATGCATCTCCACCTATGCCACAGGTATGGCAGAAGTAAAGCCCTGCCTTCTCTCCATCTGTACTCATTACAGCAGATCGATGAGAGTCCTCGTGAAAGCAACATCTAACTGGCTTTGAATAGCCGTCTCTTACTTCTCCTCCGTAGTGCTGGATTACAGCCTTGAGGAGATCAGGATCGGCAGCCATTAGTATGCTTTTCTTACTGGCTTCTTCCTTGTTGTTTGACCTAAGCTCGCAAGGTAGGTATTAAATTCTGCTACCTGTCGTTCCATTTTCTTCTGTTCAATCCTTGCATCTAATGTGTAATACAGATGCTCTAAGAAATGATAAAGAGCAACACCTGCAATGACTACTAATACGCTTACTACTGTTTCCATTTTACTACCTCCACAAATGTATCGAGTTCCATTATTACGAATGACTTACCTACTGATGATTGCCTACGCTTTGCAATAACTATTCCTACTGCTGGCGTTGACTTTCTTTTCTTTACCCAGTTCTTTGATTCTTCTACTGCCTCTTGGATCCATGGCCCCGGCTTGAATGACTTCTCATTCTTTGCCTCGACAACTATAAAGGTCTGAATATCTGGGGCCCATAGCCACAGATCTCCTTCATCGCTGGTTCCAGTCAGTCTTAATCTTTCAACTGGAGTGAACTTTTTATCCCTGAAGTATTCAACGAGGTCGCTTTCCCATGTTGCACCCTTTCGTTTGTTAGCTCGAGATTGCTTGGAGTCCAACGAAGTTCACCCCCGGTCTTACATCTGCCCTACCTTGCTGGTCTGAATCTGCTATCTGAACCCTTGCTGGATCAATCAACAGAGTCACATACTGCGTTGCATCTGCTGAGTGTTCACCAAATCTATTCTTTACAGCAGCAACTCTGAACTGTCCATACTCTGGATCCATTGCAATAGATAAGATCATAGAAGGAAGTTGAGATGCCTTACCGAGTATTGCCCTGCGTGGTGCTGGCAATGTAGGACTTGCGGTTCCTGCCTCACTCATGTGAGTTAGTGCAAGCACACAAGCACCAGTCTTGCGAGCAACATGATGCAGCTCTGACATGATTGCACGAATACCTGACCACTCTTCTCCAGTTACAGAGACACAGTTCATTAGGTTATCAATGACAATCAATGCAGGTGCCATGCCATAGACCTCGCCATAAGCGAGAATCTCTAGCTCTATTGAATCCATATCCGGTGATGGATCGAATACCCATCTGATATGGGAACCCTTCTCTGCCAGTAATGGATCGAAGTAATGCGAGTCTGTATCTAAGTAAGTCTCTACTTGTTGCTGAGATATACCAGTCAAACCTGCAACTGTTCTAAACATCTGAGTAATGGGGTCGGTATCCGCCGAGAAGTAAAGGGTTGGAACCCCTGTCCTCAAGGCGTATACCAACGCCATCAAACTCTTACCTGAGTTTGGCTGACCTGCGATAAGACACAACTGTGACTGACGGAATCGCATACCAGATCTCCGAAGAGATTCCCATACATCGGGTAAGGGTTTAGCAGAAGAGTTTGTGCTATGCACAGCTTGAAGCAAGTTCAACATTATGCAGCAACACTCCTCTTCCTAACAAGCTTTAATGATTTTCGTAACTCTCTTCGTTCTATTGCAGAAGATGCACCCCAATAGTTGTGGTCTTCATTATGTAATGCCCAGTTGAAACAAGATACTAATAACGGACAAGCATTACAGATCTTATTTAGTTCTGGGTAGTGAGTGAAATCTCTTTCGTCTGTGCAGAACAGTTCACTACCAACTGATGCACAGGCTTCTGATCCGGTGAATGCCGGGTACTTTGGTGTACCCGGCTCCACTAGACTCGTTAGGAAGCGTTCGCTCTGAAGTCGCATTGCTGGCCTTGCGGTCTTTGACAAGCGTAGAAGGCACGATATGCCTTGCCACTTGCCTTTGATGTGCCAGCAGGAACTAACTTTGCTTGCTCACCATGTTTACAGACCGGACTGCCAGATGCAGGTGGAGCTTGGTTGCCCCATTGTTGCGGTTGGATAATAGTTGCACCTAAAGCGTTCGCCACTTCAGGTATGGACATTGGCTGTGGGCCTCCGTCAAATGCAGAAGCCATATTATTCAATAGGTTTTCTGCTCCAGATTGTCCAAGTGCTTCAGCTAATTTCTGTGTGAAGCCAAGGTATGTTGCATCCGCTATGACAAAGATGGTTCCATCGTTTGTCTTAGTCGAGACTTGAAAGCCGAGTTCGGCCATGTTAGATCTCCTCTATGTGTTTGATGTTCAACCGTACTGATTCTTTTCCGGCTGCTTTTTTAGGAACAAAGCCCAACAGTTTCTCTACTTCCTTTTCATCAGTAGCTTGGCGACCAGCGACAGTTGTCCAACTGATCTCCACTCCGCTAAGAGTTCTACCAAAGATGCCTTCTAAAGAAGAGCGAATACCATCACGCCTTGTTTCTAGTTCATCTATTTCTTTATTCAGTTGTAAGAACAGCAAGGCATTGCTGTCCACCTCAGTATCTACGATTGGGACTTCCGAGGTTTTCTTCAGTTCTTTTTTTAGTCCAGTACAACCCAACTCCCCGGAAGGATCGTAGAACTTACAATAGAACTGACAGTAGCTGACATCCTTTTCAGGTTCAGGTGCCGAAGGTGTTGCCTTAATAACTTCAAGCCATGCTAATGCTTCTTCAGCAATCGCTGGATCGTAGTCTTCAGTATGCACCTTGACATCTCGTTCATCCCCATCCCGGGCTATGGCACAAAGATTGACCCGAGTCACTTTGTAACCGTTCTTCTCTAACAGATAGCCATAAGTATGAACTTGCCAACGCTGGTTCTTTGATGGGAAGTAACTTAGGTTCTTAACCTTCGTTGTCTTCCAGTCCACCACATCACCAGTTTCAGGAATGAATAGATCTATATGAGCTTTCATTCCATTGTATTCGACTTCAGTCTCCACTAGATACTTCTTATGTTCTGGATCCAATGCATCGATTGACTTCTCAATCTCAGC